ATGAGCACCAAGTTCCTGAAAACCCTCGCCGCGTTCGCCCTGGGCGCTGCCGTGTTTGCGCAGCCTGCGCTGGCGCAGGACAAGCCGCTGAAGATCGGCGTGACCGCCGGCCCGCACGCGCAGATCTTCGAGGTGGTCAAGCAGGAGGCCGCCAAGCAGGGCCTGAATATCCAGGTCATCGAGTTCTCGGACTACGTGCAGCCCAACGTGGCGCTGGCGTCCGGCGACCTCGACGCCAACAGCTACCAGCACCAGCCGTACCTGGACAACGCCAATGCCGACCGCGGCTACAAGCTGGTCAGCATCGCCAAGACCGTGATCTTCCCCATCGGCGTCTACAGCAAGAAGGTCAAGAACCTGAACGAGCTGAAGGACGGCGCGCGCATCGGCATCCCCAACGATCCCACCAACGGCGGGCGCGCCTTGCTGCTCTTGCAGGAGCATGGCCTGATCAAGCTGCGTCCGGAGGCCGGCCTGAAGGCCACGCCGATCGATGTGGTGGAGAATCCGCGCAAGCTGCGCTTCATCGAACTGGACGCCGCCCAACTGCCGCGCTCGCTGGACGACACCGACGCCTCCGCCGTGAATACCAATTTCGCGCTGGAAGCCGGCCTGGATCCGAGCAAGGACGCGCTGGTGCGCGAATCGGCCGAGTCGCCTTATGCCAACGTCCTGGTGGTGCGCGAGCAGGACAAGGACCGCGCCGACCTGCGCAAGCTGGTTTCCATCTACCAGAGCGCGCCGGTCAAGGAGTTCATCCTCGGCAAGTACAAAGGCGCCGTGGTCGCCGCCTGGTAAGCCTCGGCAGCACGCGTCCGGCGCTGGCCGGGCCTGCATCCCGCCAGGCCGCCCTCGGGCGGCTTGGCTTTTTCACCCGGCCGATTTTGACACGGGGCTGGAAATCCGTCATAATTCCTGGCTTCGGTCGGGTCGTTAGCTCAGTTGGTAGAGCAGCGGACTTTTAATCCGTTGGTCGCGCGTTCGAGTCGCGCACGACCCACCAATTGAATCAAGGGGTTGCGTGTGATCACGCAGCCCTTTTTCTTTTGGTGGTGGGGGATTTTTTGACAGGTTTCTTGGTGGCTCCGATTCTCACCAGCGCATCCCGCAAATTGTCCGTGGCCAAGTGGGCATAGCGCTTTGTACTCTGCGCTGACCGATGGCCCAGCACCGCGCCTACAGTGTACAGATCCACCTTCGCATTGATCATGGCGCTGGCAGCGCTGTGCCGCAGATCATGAAACCGAAGGTGGCCCATGCCAACAGCGATAGCCGCGGCCTTAAATTCCTTGGACACATTCCACTTGTTGCGCGGGCTCACCGTAGCCGCCGCCCGGATCTTCGGGTGCATCGGTATGTGCCTCGGATCCCCGTTCTTGGTGTCCGCTAAGACGAACATCCCGTCCAGGCGTTCAGCCTCTAGGATTTCGCTCAGTCGCATTCCGCTGTAGAAGGCAATGCGGATAGCAGCTCGCGCACGGCGGCATTCACAGGCCTTGGCTATGGCCAGCATCTCGGCTCGGTTCACGAAGTGCCTACGCTCGTTCCTGACCTCTGGGGCGGCCACCCGTTCAGCCGGATCACGGTCGTGCATGCCGTGGCGCCTCCACCCATAGCGACATGCGCTAGTCAGGTACCGGATTCTATTGCGCAGGGTAGCCGGTGCGAGTGGCTCGCCGTTCTGCTTGCATGCCTTTTCACCATACTCCCTGCATACGTCTGCCAGCGCGTCCATTGGCTTGCCCTTGTATGCCCAGAACATCAATGACAGCTCGGCCTCAATGCCGTCGCCTGATTTAAGGGTCGGGGCTTTTTCCTTCAAGTAAACCGTTACAGCATCCTCGATCAGGAACGTCGGCCGCTGGACACCAGACGCAATGGCGTAGAGCCGTGCACATTCTTGCCGGTCGTAGGCGTCAGCTTGGGTTCGTGTCCACGTCTTCGGAAGTAGCTTTCTAGCCCGGACTCGCTTGCCTTCAATGAAACGGTCGAATTCAAATACGAGGCAACCGCGCGCTTTGTCTCTGTAAATCGGCATGACGTAAGGTACTCCGCGAGATCTTCACGGGAAAAGAGGAGCCGGCGGCCAATCCGATGACAGGGGATTGGCCCGGCCGGCGCGGCTAGATCATAGACGGTGCGTTTTGCCACCCCCAGGACGGACGCAGCCTCATCAGCGCTCAACATATCGCCTCCAAAACAAAGCCCGCGTTAGGCGGGCATCCATGCATTGCGGGTGGTTTCCAGCATGTGCTGGGCAGTCTCAGTCATCGTTGTCCCAATCGTCACTCTTGAAAAGATGGGCCAGTAACCAGCAAATGGCCACAACTGCTACACATCCGAATATTGCTTCAGGCCAGCTCATCGCTCCTCCCGTTCTTCCTTTTCGATTTCTCGGTTCAGCCAGCGCTGCAGGGCCAGGGCCAGCACCGCGACGGCGGCCACGGCCAGGCCCAGCAGGGCGAGGTAGGGCAGGTCAGGCATTGCTGGCCTCCTGCGCAACCTTGATCGCGTAGACCTTGGCCGGGATGTTGCCGAAGTGCGGGTGCGTGATCGTTTTGACCGTGTAGCCGCGCCAGGGCAGCACCAGCCGGCGAGACCAATCCGTGCGTTTGGGATAGCCGCGGGTGAGCACGATGCGCTGGAAGTCGCGCCCTTCGATCCGGATGGCCCAGAATGGGCAGTGCATCCGGTATTCCTCGGTCTTCGTGCCGGCCTTGATGGCGTCGAAGTATTCGCCCTTGAGGGCCAGGTGCAGATCAGCCATTGCCGGTCTCCTCCTTTCGCGCGCTGGTGTCACTTTCCTCATGGCTGTACTTCCACGGTGTGGGCAGAGGCTCGTTGCCCACCAGGGCGCTGATAGCAATAGACCATCCGGCGCAGATAGTCGTGGGTTTGCCGTCCGGCCCCAGCTTGGGCTGATGACAATAGAATGGCTCCATTTCCATCGTCGCTTTGAGGGCGTCCATGACGGTAAGCAGACAGCCGTTGGGCACAGTTCCAGCGGTGAAGGCGCACGATTTGCAGCGACGCGGATGGTCATGGAACTTGACCAGTAGCGCGGACTCAGCTTGGTCGGTAAGGCGAGCGAGTTGCGCGCCAATGATCCTGCCTTCTGGACTTGGTCGGTTGGGGACGAGATTGGTCATAGTGCCTCCTTGCGCGCGGCCAGGGCGGCGCGGTAAAAGTCGGCGCGCTCGTTGATCTTCTGCTGGTCGCCTCCGTGACACAGCACGATGGAGTGGAGCGTTTGGGCGTTTTCGTCGATGGCCGTAGCCCAGCGCCAGCGATCGGCATCCCCGGCGCGCTGCTGGCGGTCAGCCAGGACGGCTTCCTTGGCGTAGGAGGTCATCTGCGAACCGGCGAACATGGCGTGACGGCGGTGCGCAGTAGGATGAGGCAGCGGCGGCAGCGCCACATCTGCACCCACACCCTTTGCGGAATCCTCGGCCTGAGCGGTTGCCATCTTGATCGGCTGCATGGAGTAGCTGCCGTCAGCGTGGCGGAGGAAAGCGAAGCCCGCTTGTCGGGCCGCGTCGATGATCCCGCGCGGCACCGCCACGGCGCTGGCCTGGGGCGCTGGTTCTCCCATGTGCGTCGGCCCATTCACTGCTGCCGCCAGCCGCGACGATGTTTCCCGCTCGGCGCGCAGGTCGCGCTCAGCCTCCAGCGCGCGGCGCTTCCAGATCGCCAGGTCCTCGCGGGCACCTTCGTAGGCGCCGGTGAAGTCCATGGCGCTGGCCTGGGGCGCGGCGTAGCGGGACAGCAGCGCGCGGGCGAATTTGAGCGTGTTGAGATGCCCGTACACGGTTGTGGGGTGGCATCCTTCCGTGTGCTGGTCCGCGAGCGCTTCCAGCTCATCGTCGCTGGGCTGCGCCTCCCCGGCTACAGGGACGCTTGCTAGGGCGGCAATGGCCGCGTCGATCCTTCCCAAATGGTACGAATCGCCCCGACCGATTTCGATGCAGAGCGCTTTGTATTTCCCCAAGAGCGTCATGGCATCGTCCGTCCGCTCATCGGGCGTAGGGGCGCTTGCCAGGGCGGCGCGGTTGGCCTGCGCTTCAGCTATCGCATCGAGGCACGCATTCCAGCCGATCCGAAAGTCCAGGGACCTTTCGTAGCGTTCCCGCCATTTGTCCTCGCCACATTCCTTGAAGAACGTGTAGGCGCAGGCCACCAAGTCGCCGCCGGTCATGATGGCGTCCAGCACGGTAGAGGCGCACCGTGCGTCTTGCAGAAGATCGCCAGTATCCAGTCCCGTGTCGATCTTATTCACCAGCTCGTACAGCGCCTTTTCCAGAGGCAGTGTATCGGCTACAGGGGCGCGCAGCTTGGACAGCACCTCGTTGACCGTGATTTGCGCTCGGACGGCTCCGGCCGTGTCATCGCCGAAATGCTTGGCGATGATCGCGTTGATATCCTGCAATTCCGCCTGGGCGGCGTGGTTCTGGGTGGTCATCCCTTTTCCTTGTTGATCGATTTGCAGCCCTCCGGCAGGTGCCAATGCGGGCACCAAAGCCAGGGGTTGTCGGGTTCTTCGGTGTCCCAGGTCCACCCGTCAGGCAGGGGATCGAGCGTCGGCGGTGCTTTCCCGCAGATCGCGCAACCCGCCCACATCAGCGTCACCAGATCCTTGTCCATCCCTGCATTCCTCCAAGGTCTTGGGATTGCCGCAGTGGCAGATGCGCGGCCAGCACGGCCAGCAGCTCCAGGCGTTGCCATGGGCGGTTGGTGTGGGGGTGGTCATATGCACCTTATGCATTCTTCGATAAAGATTTGCGCCTGGATCGCGTTGATCGCGTTGCCGTAGGCGCGCAGGCGTCCCACTCGGGCGGGAGCCCCATGAGCCAGCGGGAATGTGCCGGGTTCAACTGGCCGCCACTTTCCATCTCGGCAAAGGAGCCAATCAGCAGCTCCCCAGAAGCCGTTAACCGGGCCGGGCCGCAGATCGCCGCAAAGTCCTGCAAGCGCTGCTGCACCTTCGTGCCATCCGCCCTGGTCATGTTCATCGCCGATTCCGGGTTGCCCGTCCGGTCGTTGTTGCAGGACGGCGTCGGCCAGGCCGCCAGCGCTTCGATCGGGCTCAGCGCAGTGCGGCCGATCAAGAAGGCTGCCGTCCGCCCCTTGGTGACCTGGCCATCGCTCGCCAGTGGCGTCTGCCAGCAAGCCAGATGCACTGCTACGTCGGCCAGCCCGATCTGAGGATCCGTGGGCCTTCGGCCTGCCGTGATCGGCGGCCGTGGCTTGGCATCCACGATCGTGCTGCTCGGGGTCGGCCAGGCGGCAAGGTGGGCCGCCTCCTGCATCAGCATTCCTCCGGCCCCCCTCAATGCCCTGTTTTCCGCCGAGTCGCATCCGCTCTTCCAATCGCGCGCTGCCGGCGTGGGCCATGAAGTAGGTTCTTTCCCTGATGTGCGGAGCGCCCACGCCCGCAGACGGGAAAGCGAGCGCCCCGACGGCAAAACCCAAGGCTTCCAGGTCAGTTTGAACAAGGTCGAGCCAAGGCTCTGCGTCCTTGCTTGCAACCTGCTCGCCAAAGACGACTGGAGGGTGGCGCTGGCTGATGAGCCAATGCCAGGCCGGCCAAAGGTGCCGCTCGTCATCAAACGCAGCACCTTTGCCTGCCGCGGAGAAAGGTTGGCACGGACAGGAACCCGTCCAAACAGGTCGATCGTCGGGCCATCCGGCGCGGCCAAGGGCATACGACCAGACGCCGATGCCGGCGAAGAAATGGCATTGTGTGTATCCGCGAAGGTCATCCGGGTGTACGTCCTCTATGCTGCGTTCGTCCACGTCACCAGGGGCGATGTGGCCGGCCGCTATCAGGTTTCTCAGCCAGTCGGCCGCGTAGGGGTCAATTTCGTTGTAGTAGGCGGGGCCCGCCACGGCTTACTCCTTTTCCCATCGGCTGCGGTTCTCGCCGGCGGCGTTGCCGCTGACGCGGCGCTTGATACATCCCCACATCGCGCGCGGGGCGTACAGGATGGCCAGCAGCAGGGCCTGCCAGAGGGAGCGCTTACCGTCCATGTCACTCCTTTGCGCTGGTGGTGGGCTGGGCGGCGTGCTCAAACTCATGTCGATATCCAGCGGCCATGCGATTGAATGCTGGCGTGGTTGTGACTCTCAGCTTCGCCTTGCCAAAAGCGCGGCCGTCCGGAGCCACGAAGCTACGCAGGAAGAATGTGCGCTCCGGAAACTTGCCGGGCTTATGGCGGCTGACAACCTCCAGAACCATCTCGCCCATGCCGTCAGCAATCGCCACTTCGTCCGGGTCACCCAGGTATCCGCTGCTCCTCAGTTCGAAGCGGACACCGGGGCGCCAGGTCTTCCCGTCATAGAATTCGCCGTCTTTCGGCCCGCTGTACTCTTCCAGGGCAAACGGATATGCAACGCGGAGCGTCTCCATCACTCGTCCCCCTTGTGCTGCTGGGCGGCCAGGCGCTGGCGCAGCTTGGTGATGTGGCCGCGCAGGGATCGGTTGCTGTGCCTAAGCTGGTCGACGCTGGCCGCGCTGCGCTCGTACAAGTCCTTGTATCCATCGCGCTCGCGCATCAGCTCGGTGTGCCGCTGAGCCATCTTCTCGGTGGCGTCCGCAATGCGTTGGAGGCTGCCAGCGTTGATCTGCTCCAGGCTGGCTGCGTCGCCCTGGGTGACCCAGCGCTTCCGGCTTTGTTCGATGAGGGATGTGCTCATACCCCACCCCCTTCGCCCTGCTGGGCGGCAATGGCGGCAAGCACCTCATCACGCCGGAGAAATGCGCCGTCGTCGCGCTTGAGCGAGCTCAGGTATCGAGCGCCGTTTCCGTCGTCGGCATAACCGAAGCCGTATCGCTGCAACGATTCCACCTTGGTTAGTGCTGCCCGCGCATCGCCAGCAGTGGGAGCGGGGCGACGTGCGCCGGGCAGATAGCGCAACTCTTGCTCATGGCCTTTCACGCCGCACACGACGTGGCCCCAGCTTGACCATTGGCCTCCGGGCAGTCGATAACGGGCTTGGTAAGCTCCGTCGTCGTCCTGGCGCGTCCAGTCGATATCACGCAGCACATGCTGGATCAGGGCATTGACGGCCATGGGGCTGCCGAACTCGGTATAGCCCTGCGCGTTGGTCCGTCCGCCGACGTGGGCAATGCGCTCGCCCAGGTTCATGCCGTAGGTGTCGCTGTGCTCGTCCTTCGCATCGTCCTGTGCGCTGGCGGGAGGGACGCCAGGAGCGGCGGGGAGGGGCTGCCAGTGCGTGGGCTGCTCGGGGTTCGGATCCGCATCCGAAAGGAGATCATCCGCCCAGATCCACAGGGCATAGCATTCGCCCTCGATCCACTTCATACGGGCTTGCTCGCCGTTGTAGGCCCAGATCTCCGTACCATCCTTCGGCGCGCTCTCGATCGGCATCCAGGCGCTGCGCACCGCCGCGTTGTGCTCCGTGCGCCGCTGGCCTTCCTCGATGCCAGCGAACCACGTTTCTTGCTCGCGCTCGGTGTTGCCCGTGCGGGCCTGGGTGGCGTCGGTCGGGATACGGTCTACCGGCTCGGTCGGGCCGGGGTGAACTTGGTTCATCGGGTCGTAGGGCACGGAATTCTCCAGGCAATAGGGGAGCAGCCCGTTCAGCATTTGCTGCGGGCTCCAGGGTGGTTAGGGGGGGCTGGCGGGCTGCTGGAAGTGGCTAGAACGGAATGGAATCGTCCATGTCGGCCAGGTTGGCGGCCGAGGCTTGTCCACCGCGCTGTGCCGCGTACTGGTTCTGCTGCGGCTGCTGGCGCGCAGGTGGCGGCGCAGCCTGCGCTTCGCGTTGGGGCGTGCTGCCAAATTCCAGGGCAGTGATGCGACCGACTAGCTTGTGACCTTGCGCTCCCTCGCGGTTTTGGAATGTTTCAATGTGCACGTCGTCCAGCGTGACACTGATGCGGCTACCCTTGATAAGGTAGGGCGCCAGGGACTCGGCACGTTTGCCCCAAAGTGAGCCGTCCACCCACTGCGTCGGCCGCTTGCCGTCCTGGCCTTTTTGCCCATAATCGAAGGCCAGTGACACGCTGGCTACGGGGTCGCCGGCCTGGGTGTAGCGAACTTCGACATCGCGGCCGATGCGGGCCATACCAAAAATCTGCGCCATGATTAAGCTGCCTCCTTGCGCAGCATGGTTTCGTACCGGGTGACGGTACGTTCGAACTCCATCAGATCAGCCTCAAGGGCCTCGATGGCGTTGTCGTCGCGGCTGATCCTAACGATGGTCAGGTGGCGGCCGATCGGCTCAAGGTCGGGTGCCCACAGCACCAAGTCAACCCACTGGCGGCCGAGTAGCCACATTGCGCCGTTGCACTGGTCGATGTAGCTGCTGATGTCGCCGTTCACCACGGCCTCAAACAGCGTGTTGGACGAGACCATCGTTTTGATTTCGATGATCCCATCTGCATCGACCAGTCCGTCTACGCTCACACCGAAAAGCCGGTCGTCGGTGGTGATGAAGCCCGCTTCCTCCACGAAATTGCCGGTCTTGGCCTCGTATGCGGCGCGGGCGAAGGGCTCCTGCTCGGTTCCGAGGCGCATGGCGCCGTTCACGAACACTTCAGCGGCCCGGCCGCCGGCTCGCTCACGGGCGACATCCATGGCGTAGGAGAGGCAGACTTTCGACGGAGCGCCGCTTTTCAGGCGGTCGCGGCAGTCCCTGAAGCGGCTTCCTGTGATGACGCCGCGGCGGGCCTCCAACCATTCGGGCGAGCCTTGCGGTGCCGTGTGATAGATCAGCTCCATCATGCTTCTCCCTGTTTGAGCATGGCACGCTTGTCGACGTATGCCTGTTTGAATGCGTCGTAGACGGCAAGGTTGTTAGTTTTTTGGATAGCGCCACAGCCTTGCTGCCAAACTTCCGCCGCCTGGGCGAGGTTGTCAGCCTGAGCGATTTTGCTGATCCATTCGTCGCGCAGGTCAACGTCTTTTTCTGCGCCAGCGCCGTCGTTGTCGTCGCCTTTCTCGGATACCCCCGTGATCGCCTTAAGGGTGTGGCGCTGAAGGTAGGTCACTGTCGAGGCGATTGCCTGGATGCTGTTCTTGTTACCGCTTTGGTCAGAGCTCGCCTCCAAGGAGACGGAATCGCTGTGCCCCTGCCGATGCTTGAGAATGCAGGTGACGCGGATCTGGCCGGCAGACTGTTCTGTTTTCCAGCTCCAGGAGAAGCCGTGGCGGGAAAGGGCAGGGCCGACGGCTTCAACAACGTCCGACAGCTCGGCGTGCTTGTAATAGGTGCGGCCTTTTTGAGAGGTGAAGTCCACAGTCTTACGCTTCAGGACCTCGACCGCTTCCGCCTTGAATCCCGCCAAGGCATCATTGAAGGCCTTTTCCGCTTCGCGATGCTCCCACCGCTCCTGCAAGTCCATCATCTTTTCGACTTGCTCAAGGGTGGCGCCTTGATGCATCGCCGCCAACATCATCCCCATCGGGGAGTTCGCCGCAGGCCCTGCCAGAGGCGTGGCAACTTCTTGGGCCGGGGCTTCGATTACTTCGTTCATGGCGTCCTCAGTAGGTGATCTTGATCGCGGGGATCCCGCCCTTGGCAATCAGGGTTATGGCCAGCTTGGCGCACTCTTCCGTCATGCCACCCTTCACGAATGCCGTCAGGGCAGTGCGGTTCACTTTGGTCTTATGCGCCTTGTCGGCTTCACGGCGCGCGGCCTCGGCTTCTTCTGCTGCCTTGGCGTCAGCTTGGCGCTTGATTTCCGCCTGACGGGCGGCCTCGGCTGCCTGCTTCTCGCGTTCGATGGCGGCCAAGCGCTCCTGTTCGGCGCGCTGTTCGGCGGCGATCTTGTCTGCCTTGGCCTGGGCGGCTGCTTTTTCAGCCTGCTCGGCCTGTAACTTCAGCTCCAGCTCTCGGCGTTCCGCAGCGGCCTTGGCCTCATGCTCACGACGGATGGCCGCTTCGCGCTCGGCTTGGGCTTTTGCCTCGGCTTCGCGCTGGGCTTGCTCGGCGGCTTCCCGGGCGATCCGTTCCTCGCGTTCCTTCTGTTCCCGTTCGGCTTCGGCGGCCCGCAGACGGGCCAGCTCCCGTTGTTCAGCCTCGTGCTTTTCTCGGGCCTCCAAGGCCTGATGGAGCGTCTCCAGCGTCTTCTCCTTGACGCGATGAGCCTCGGCCTCGAACTCTTCCCATGACTCATCGACCACTTGAGCCTGAACGCCCGCGATGGTGTTGCGCAGAGTGCCGGACGAAAAATCGTGCGTTGCGGCCGCCATTTCCAGCATTTCGATGGCGGCACGATGGCGCTGTACGCGTGCTTCCTCGGCTTGTTCCCACTCAGTCAAGGGCTTACGCACCTCATCCGCCAGGGCGTCCAGCGTGTCCCGCATGCGCTTGCGTTCGGCGTCGATCCGCTTCGGCACGTCTTTCAGATCGTCCACCAGCTTCTTGCCCAAGTTGTCGAGGGCGGTCTTTGACTTGCGCACCTTGAACGCCATGCTGGCGATTGCATCGCGGCCCTTCTTCGTCTTCAGGTCCGGCACATGCCCTGTCACCTCGGCGCGGATCTTGTCCAGCCACGGTTCCAGGCCGCTGGGCTTCGAATACACCTCCAGCGCGGTTTCCTGGGGCGGCAGTTCGGCGAGTTCGGTCGTTTGGGTCATATCAATCCTTCGCCGCATACGCGGTCTTGCCGCCGCGGCTGTCGTTGGCGATTTCGTCGTGGTGGTCGAGCGTCGGGCCCAGCACGCAGGCCATGAAGACGCCGGCGGCCAGGGCAACGGCGCCGATGAGCATGTCGCCGTGGGTGCGGAGGAGGCGGATCATTGGGCACCTCGGGCTTTGGCGATCACTGCGGCGGCGTTCGTCACAGCCGCGTAATCCTTGTCGTTGTCGATGGTCGCGACCTCGTAGAGGCATTCGAGCGCTGCCAGCAACTCCGCATTCGTCTCTTCCAGGCGCTTGGCGTACGCGCTGATTCCTTTTCCGGACCAGCCCCCGTCCAGCGTTTCCTGCGATAGTCCTTCTAGAGCGTTCACACAGGAGACGATTCGCCGGGCGTTTGCATCGCACTCAGCGCGGTATGCCGGCCGGTGCGGATCACCATTGTTGATGCCCCAGGTGGCCGCAACCTTCCGGCCGTTCTGGGCGCGCACGTCGCAGCCAAAGCCGCTGCCGGAGTCTCGGACCCACGGCCCGGGCGTGTGCTTCGTCGTCATTCCTCGCTCCCCATGCCGCTACGGAAGCGGCGGTAAAAGAACTCGTCTCCGGCCAGCAGCGCAACGAGCGCCAGCGACCACAGGATCAGGTAACTATTCATCCCCGTAGCTCCGTTTCGACTGCATGCTGGATGGCCAATTGGATGCGGCTGGCCCAGGTGTTGGTACTGTTCACAGCGGCCATGAGAAGGAGCATTCGTTCGCCATCCGTGAGGTTGTTGAAGAAGTTCGCTTCTCTCAGTCGAGTAGCCCACCAGAGGGCGTCATGGCCGTCGTGATCCCAAGCGGTTGGGGTGCCCAAGACCTCCATCACGAGATGTGGTGGAGATGTCAGGGTCTCAAGGTGCTCATCACCGTGGCATGTATCCATGACGACCCCTGTTAGGTGCAGCCCCAGCCCTATGTCCCTCTACCGTTCACGCCACGTGCGCACATGGACGGTTAAGGCTTGTGGGAGTAGTAGCTAAGGCTGCGGGACTGGAATTCACTCTCAATAGGCACCACTCACGCCCCGGTGTAAGGCCCCGGTTTGCACCCGATCTGTGTTGGTAGTCACATGACGCTATGCGGCCAAGGCATAGCCGTGAATGTGGCCTATGGAGAGTCCTGGCCTTTACAGTCGCCAGGGTGGACCCAGAGTTTCATCCGTTCGCCTACTGCCACTAGCGACTACCGGAAACTCCCATGCACTGGTGAAAATCGAAGCAGGTTGGCACCTATCCCTCAAGCAGCCAGCGAACAATCTCGGCTGCACATACCAACCCAAGAACCGCCACGCCAGCGACGTACAGGTATGAGACCCACGTCGGGCGGTCTTCCGGGGTTGCGCGTCGTCTGGTCATGGGAACTCCTTTACCCGCACGCGGGGCATGAGCCGGGGCTGTCAGAAGCGGCAGGGCATCACTACGCCGCGGCCGCCCGAGAATTCGAATCGCGCTGCAGCGGAGTTGTCCCCGCTGACGATAAGGCGAGCTGATGGCAGGCGGCTGATGAGCGTTAAGTACCGTTCCTGGAATTTGTAGGCTGTTCCATTGGCATGCAGTTCGACATAGCGGGTCAACAGCACGCCCATGCCGTCGCAGGAGTCGCATTCCTTGGCGCCGGGTGTCTGCGCGGTTGCTGGCGTAGCATGTTCGCCTTCGCCGTCGCATTCCTTGCATTCGTATTCGTGCGTGCCATATTCGAACCAGCAGTCGCCCTCGCATTCGTCGCATGCTTGCGAAATTGTGTATCCGGATCCGTCGCAACGCCGACACGTATCCGCGGGGTCGGTGGGTAGGTTGATTGCAACCTCCACGTTGTTGCTTTCGACTTGGGATAACAGCTTTTGTATCCGGCCGGCCATCTTCGGGTCGACGGCAGGAAGGGCTGCATCGGGCACGGCATCAATCTGGATGGCGATGTGGCCATCGCATGCGAACGTTTTGCCGTTCTCTTGCCATGGGGCGTTGAGGAAGGGGCGGGGGTCGTAGCGCCCGCAGAAGGGTTTCAGATCAATCATGGTCATTTCCTCAGTGCAGCCCCGGCACCCGGGGCCGGGCGTTAGACGGTGGTCCTGGACGAGAAGGCGGCCTGCATGCGGGCCAGCCATTCCTCAGCCCACTCCAGCGCCAGCTTGCTGAACTGGTTCGTTTCCGGCGTATCGCCGCGGCTAATGCTCAGAAAGAACCGCTCGATGGGGCGCGATGAATCCGGCTCCAGCGATTCGATGCTGCTGTAACTGACCTCGCGAGCATTGGCTAGAGTGCCAACAAGGCAAGCGCACTCACCCTGATAGGTGCTGCCGTCTACACGGCCTGCCTTGAGCGCCGCAATCAATGCGGGAACCTCAGCTGGCGTGGCGGATAGGACTGCCCACATATCGTCGCGGATGGGCGTCAGGTCGGCACCGCCCAGGTTGGCACCGCCCAGGTCGGCACCGCCCAGGTCGGCACCGCCCAGGTTGGCACCGCCCAGGTCGGCACCGCGCAGGTAGGCACCGCCCAGGTTGGCACCGCCCAGGTCGGCACCGCCCAGGTCGGCACCGCGCAGGTCGGCACCGCGCAGGTCGGCACCGCCCAGGTAGGCACCGCCCAGGTTGGCACCGCCCAGGTAGGCACCGCCCAGGTCGGCACCGCGCAGGTCGGCACCGCGCAGGTAGGCACCGCCCAGGTTGGCACCGCCCAGGTCGGCACCGCGCAGGTAGGCACCGCCCAGGTTGGCACCGCCCAGGTCGGCACCGCCCAGGTCGGCACCGCGCAGGTCGGCACCGCGCAGGTAGGCACCGCCCAGGTCGGCACCGCGCAGGTTGGCACCGCGCTCCACGGCCTGCTCCAGCGCGACACGAGCAATCAACCCGCTCTCGGTGTCATCGGGCACATCAGCCGTGAAGAGTACGGCGCCGGTGTAGCGGTTCTTTATCTCGAATTTCACGTCTATCTCCCGTTGTCGATCCCGCCGGGGGGGCGGGTGGTATCCATCGGTATGCGCTCTCAGCTGAAAGCGCAGGCGGATGAATCCGGGGCAGGGCACGCCTAGCTACTCCCTCTCAGGTATTCGAGAAGTCGAATAACTGGTCGGCTCCAGGTCGTGCGCTGCCTCTTCAACCAAATCGCGTTCTGTAGCCCCACTCCCGGGACCAGGCGCGTCCTGGTAGCCGTAGATCTTGTCTCAGGGGTAACGGATTGCGCCCTGGGCCTAGCCGTCCATATGGACCATCGGCCTGTTCTATCGCTTCGCTGGTTGTTAAAGAGCGGTACTGCTTGACCCTCTACTTAGCTGCCCTTTGGGCCACGCTGTTCTGCGAGTCGGTAGGTGAATATTAGCAATGCTGTTTTATAAAGTCAATAGCAATGCTGTTGCTTTTGCCCACAAAAAGCCCGCTCTGGGCGGGCTGGTGTGGTTGCGCAACGCGGCTGCAATCCATGCATAGCTCATTGCGTAAAAAAGCGTATTTTGATAAACTGATGTTGATTTCCGGCGCTTCGGCGTTCGGCTGGAGTCTGGGGGGATAAAACCCCTCAGCGGCCCATCGGTGGCGATATCAAGCTATGGTGGGCGTCTGAAGGCCCCCGATTGGGGGCTTTCTTTTTGTCTAAAGACCGTGACAGACAATACGAAAAAAAATGCCGCCCTTCAGCTTCATCTGAAGACTGGCGAGGTTGTCATATGCGACTTTACGGGCCTCCATGAGCCCGAGATGGTGAAGCGGCGCCCGGTTGTCGTAATTTCTCGGACAGCCACTCACTGGCGTGGCTTATGCACGATTGTCCCGTTATCATCCACTGCACCGGAACCCATGCGCCCGTGGCATGCGGCTCTTTCGCGCAATCCGCTTAAAGGTCACCTCCCTGGCGATCATGCCTTCCAAATGGCTGATCAGCTGTGGGCTAAGTGCGACATGTTGTACACCTTTGCGTTCGATCGGATAACGCGCCCGCACGTTAGATCACATGGTCAGCGCACCTATCCTCCTGTGCGGCTTTCTCCCGCAGATTTGGCAGCAGTCTTTGACGCTGTGCGAGCCTACCTGCCGGCCGCACCGAGCAAGCCCCAAGAGGGGGCGCCACCCTGGGAAGAGTGACAGCGCTCACCACACGTTGACTGCATTGAGTAAGGAAGAGGCCGCCTCTTGAGGGCGGCTTTCTTATTCTCAGCTCAACGCTCCGCGCACGAGGAGGGCTAGAGCGACGACCCACGCAATGACTGAGATGGCCCAAGCCCCTGTGGTGTACTGGTCAAAGTAGGAGATTTCCAAGAACTTTCCAACTTCGGTGCCGCTCAGGAAGCGCAATGCGAAGTTGCCTGGCCAGCAGCCAATGAATTCTGCCCAGGCCCAGACATCAGAAATAGTGAACTGGCCATCGCCTGTAATGTCGGCTTTCAAGGTTTAATCTCTTTGCTGTCCTGCCCGCGTGGAATGCCAGCAAAGCCCCTGACAACCCAACCTATGGCGTAAGTGATGACAAAAAGGCCGGCCAAAAAACTGACGCAAATTTTGATGACATCCATCCTGTAGTCTGCGCGCTCTTCACTATTCTTTTGGCCCGACAGCCCAACAGTTCGCGGTTCTGTATCGGTCTTGGGCGATGGTTCTCTGAAGATTCTTGTCGAACACCCACTTATCTTCAGGGCGTACAAGGCGGTTAGCATCCCGCTTGATGATATCGTCAGCAGCGTCTGACGTGATGGATTCAAACATTCTGCCGAGGTTGAAATCCATTGAAGGACCTTCGCTCAGCCTCCAGATCACAATCATCGGCACCGATTTGCTCATGGCGTCCGTAGTGATGGTCCCTTTTCTAACGGTGGATATGAATCGACGCCCCGTTTCTACCCCGTGGTCATAAAGAATTTTGGCTCTTTCCTGATCTCCTGCGAACGTCGCATACTGACCGCATTGGAACGCGACCATCATTTCTTGCGCTAGCTGTGCGTCTTTATCGTCAGCCTTTGCCGCGCCGCATCCGAACATTGTCGCAGCGGCGGCGATGAACAAAAGTCTCATTTCATCCTCTTCAAGGTCTTCGCCGCCAAGATCAAACAGGCATAGAGCAAATCGATGGCATGAGCATCGTCCCCGGGATAGGTCTCCACCCGGATCTGCCCATCGGCACCCATAGACAAATAACTGCGTTCGAGCTTTTCTTGTCGCTGTTTCTCTTGGCGAGCGGTTGTTGTTTTTTGCCTTCTGAAGTCATTTAGGTCTACGACGTTGTCTCCCTTCGGCCCGTTCATCCCGCGCCAGTTTTTGTAACTCTTTGTCTAACGTTTGAGACAAATTATGAGTTTGTTCGGACGTTCCGGGAAATTGGGGTTGTCCCTCGGCGTGTTGCAGACCTGCCGCCGTCAGATACCAGGCGGCCCGGATCTGGTCGGCCAGGGTGGGGCTGAAGTCGTCGATAGTGACGCAGAGCCCTTTGGCGAACTTGGTGGCGGCGACGATGTTGAGCGGCCTGATGCCCAATAGATACTGGGACACCATGCTCTGGTTGCCAATCTCATAGGTGGCGCCGAACGCCAGCTGGCTCTGTTCTGCCCGCTCTTCAAACAGGGCTTTGAGCCGCCGAGCATCCTCAACCTGCCAGTCTTCTAATTTCTTCGCCATGGTGCGCCGAGTCTAGCGTTGCCGCTGCGCGCCACAACCAGCAAAGCTGTTGACTACATCAAACAGCATTGCTAATATGAGTGCATGAATGCCATTCAATCGATTCGCAAGCGTCTGGGTGTGACTCAGGCGCACTTGGCTGCCGGAATCGGCATGACCCAGGGCAACGTATCCAACTATGAATGCGGGCGCCAATCTGTGCCGCCCGATGTCGCTGCGCGCCTCATCGATTGGGCAAAGTCCCTGGGTCACGAAATCACGTTCGACCAAATCTACCGCCCCGAACTCGAAGCAGGGCGGAAGGAGGCCAGCCATGCGTGACTTGTATGCGCGCTTTGTGCTGGCGCTGATCCGCCCGGCGCTTGCACTGAAGGTGAAGTGCGAGGGCAAAGATGTTGCGGCTGAGGAGGTAGCAGACCTCGCTCGCCGCAACCCTTCTGCGATGCAGGGATTTACCGCGTCTGAGCTCGAATCTGGGCGGCAAGGTCTTGAAGCGCACATTCTGTCGCGCGTTGACGCTGTTCGATCTCGTCCATCTGCTTCGCGAGGGCAAACAGCCCGCAATTCAAATTCCATGCAAGCGGGTCGCGCTCTGCCGAGCCGAGGCGATTGATGTTGTCCTCGAAGAACTTCGTCACTGCCGTCATGAGAATCCCTCCTGTGGGGAAAGTTGGTTGTGGTTGGTCGCCACGCCCGGGCAATTCGGGCAATGCCGATCGTAGCCGCGGACCGGGGTTCTCGCCAGTTTCGGGCCGTCATGGCTCAGTGCACCGTCGCGCCGGCCAAGTCCTGTTGCATCCGCGCTTCGTCGGCCTCGACACACAGCCGTCGAAAGATATCCATCACTGCCGATTCAGTGGGCTGCTCGAAGGCTCGCAAGGCTATGTCCTGGGCCTTGGAAAGAAGGGATTCGGTCTCAGTCATACAGGGTCGCTCGCTCTTTAGGAAGTACACGATGAACACGCAGCCAGTATCAGCCGAGCAGGTTGAAAGCACACGCAAGAACGGTGCACGGATTCAAGGTGAAGTTTTGCGGCGACTTGCAGAAGTCACTCAAGACCGTGCAGCCGATTTCATGGGTACTTCCGCCAGCACCATAAGCCGGGCGAAAAGCGACCTTGAACAGATGTGTCAATTGCTGGCCGCACTGGGCTTCCAGTTGTCGCCCTCCAACGCCATGGTTATCAGCCGGCAGGAGCTTTTCGCCATGAAGGCGATGCTTGCGAAGTACTTGCAAGCTGAAGTCGAAAATCAGCATCGGAGCTTGTGATGACCATCCCAGTTGCGTTCCAGGGCGAGGTGATGCTTGCCGGCTGGTCTCAAACCCACAACGGTGGTGCCAAAGTAACGTTCTGGCTCCAAGACGACACCGACCTTGAGGCGTTCAAGGCCATGACGGTTGCAAAGGGGAAAACAGCAGGGCAGCGGCTGGCGCTTGTTGCTGTGGAAATTGGCGACGATGAAGAGCCCGTATCCCCACAATCTCAATCAACACCCACTCCCGCTGAGAAGCTGAAGGGAGGCGACCTGGCGCGTCTCGCGGGTCAGCTCTGTGTCAATCCCGAATTTCAGCGGTTCGCTGCCCACATGCAGTCTGGGCCCAATTACCTCGCAAGCTCAGATCAATTCACGGCGACAAATTGGCTAAGAGAAATGTGCGGTGTTGACTCGCGCGCGGATCTTGACCATGACATTGAGGCCGCCGCACGTTTCCATGAGCGAGTTCGCAAGCCTTTTCTCGAATGGAAAGGGAGGATGGGATGAAAGGCCGTTCTCCCACTGCTGCCCAAAGGCGCTTCCACGATCTGCTACGCCAGCACGTCGGATGTATCGCATGCCGCAAAGAAGGCCTGTTCAACGACTGGGTATCGGTTCACCACGTGGACGGGCGGACTAAGCCTGATGCGCATTGGCTTGTCCTGCCGCTGTGTGCTGGCCATCACCAGCACAGGACTGGGGGCCAATGGGCGGTTGCTATTCACCCCCACAAAGCCAGATTCGAGGCGAAATACGGGCGCCAGCGCGATTTGCTGGTCGAGTGCATCGAATGGCTTCAATCACACGAATTCGAGGTCCCTGAGGGCGCTATGAGCGCCGCGGGGATGCTGGAGGCTGCGTAATGGATTGGTTTCGGATGTATGCCGAATTCGCTACAGACCCAAAGGTTCAGATGATGCCTGAGGCTATGCAGCGCAGGCTGGTGATGCTGCTGTGTCTTCAATGTGGAAACGGCATTGAAACGTTTCATGAAACGGAACGCGAAAGTTCCATTGCGTTTGCGCTGCGTATTTCTGAGGCTGAATTGGCCGCGACGAAAGAGCTGTTTATGCGCAAGGAGTTCATCAACTCTGATTGGACATTGCGCAACTGGGATAAGCGTCAATACGCCTCAGACTCAAGCACGGCGCGGGTTCGCAAGCATCGCGAGAAATCCAAGAAGGCCGGTGAAACGGATGAAACGTTTCAGGAGCGTTCCAGTAACGCCCTAGAACAGAACAGAACAGATACAGAACAGATAAAAGAAATCCCCCCTACCCCCCGCAAGCGGGGGACTCGTGCTGCTGTACCGGGCCTGACCGTTCCGGACCTGGTTGCCAAAGGCGTGCCGCATGACGTGGCAACCGAGTTCCTGGCAATTCGCAGTCGCAAGCGAGCGCCACTGACCGAGCTGGCGCTGGCAGGAATTCAGCGCGAAGCCGATAAGGCTGGACTTCCGCTTGGGGAGGCATTGCGCAAATGCGTGGAACGTGGATGGCAGGGGTTTGATGCTGACTGGGTGCAGAACCAGGCTCGGGCGTCTCCTGCAGTCGCCACGAGGCAAGCGAACGACGACTGGATGAGCAGGCTTTGGGATGACGCGAAGCCACCTACACGGGACTTGGGGACTTTCGATGCAACAACTGGCCAACCGGTGTGAAGCGGCGCAGGCGCTGCCAACGCCCTGGGTGAAAAAGCTCTTCCAGCGCTTCGCCGCGATGTATGGCGACAAGTTGCCGAAGATGTGGGGGCGAGTGCCTGAGGACGAAATGCACGCGATCTGGGCTGAGGATCTGGCGGGCTATACGGGCGAGGAGATTTCCGTTGGACTGCAGGCCTGCAAACAGCGTGAGTGGCCGCCAACACTGCCGGAGTTTTTGCGCCTGTGTCGACCCTGGATGAATCCGGAGGTCGCCTACCACGAAGCTGTGCACGGCATGTCGTGCCGGCGCCGTGGGGAAACGGGTAACTGGTCGCATCCGGCGATTTACTGGGCCGCTGTGGCGACTGGCACGCACGACCTTCTGAATAGCACCTACGGATCAATCAAGCAGAGGTGGGAAAAGTCCTTTTCGGACGAGTTATCCAAGGGTAATTGGTCTGATATTCCACCCGTTCGATCCGCGTTGCCCGCACCAGGGCAGACCATGGCGACCAAGGCTGAGGCTGCGGCTGCACTTCAGCGAATGGGAGCGGCCAAGGCGTTTGACGAATCGGGCAGAAACCCGAAGCGATGGATCGACAAATGGCAGCAACGTATCAAGAACGGTGAACGGCCGAGCCCGGCCATAGCGGAGATGTTGAAACGCGCGATGGAGGAAGCATGAATAGGTCTTACGGCCTGGGCCGGCTCAAGTCTGGCGCAATGAATAAGACGGAGCAGGCGTATTCGGCCTACCTGGCCCAGCTCCAAGCTGTGGGTGGGATCCTCTGGCACAAATTTGAGGGGATGAAGCTACGCCTGGCCGACAACACGTTCTACACGCCCGATTTCGCGGTTATGCGCCCAGATGGGCAGATCGAGCTTCACGAAGTAAAGGGATTCTGGCAGGACGATGCCAGGGTAAAGATCAAGGTTGCCGCAGACATGTACCCGTTCAAGTTCCTGGCCATCAAGGCCCGGGCCAAGAAGAGCGGTGGCGGCTGGGAAGTGGAGGAATTCTGAAATGCGTTCACGCTACGAGCAATCAAAGATCAACGGCGCGCTGCGGGAAGTAGCCATCGACAAACTTGGCCAGATGGGTGTGAAAGTGGGGCCAGCATCAAGGTCTGACTATCTGGCTCGTCGAATCAACGATGTGATGAGCTGGGATTTGGGCGGGGATGCCATGGCAGTAATCCGCATGTTTGTCGCCCATAAGCCAGTTGATGTGACCCCGGGAAAGTACATCCCAACTCATCGTAGGCCCTATCGCTTGGATGCCACGCTGAGGTACCAGGCGGATCGGGCCGCGGATAGTCAACCGCCGCTCTATGCCCTTAGCAGCAACATCTTTGAGCATCGCGACATTGGAGGGTGAATGCGGACAAACCTGGAGATCCTTTTGTCAGAGTGGGGACGGCGACAGGATATAACCAAAAACGGTGGGCTCGGTTATCCCAGCCGCTCGGCATTCGCTCGCGAAAAGGTTGACTACGACGGGTATGGTTACAGCAGGCCTGAGGCATGCCTCCCAGATCCGGATCTTTCCAGACTGGACAGCGCAATCGACGGGCTGCATCCAGACGGGCGCGTGATCATTGCCTTTCACTATGCCAGGCCGGGTCCGGTAAAGACGAAGCACCAGAAGCTGAATCTGTCTCGCGCGGCCTATTACTTCAGGCTGGAGGCTGCACACCTGCAGCTTTCCCATGCGATGGGTGGCCAATATGCGACAGGCTATGAGCCTATTTTGTCTAGACACGTAGACTAAGTGTCTAGAGCTAACTAGAGTAAATAGTGCAGGCTGTAGTAGTGCGTTCGCAGCTTGCCACGTCAGCGAGCAGGGTTTGTTGCCCCAGGGAGAAATCTCTGGGGCTTTTCTTTTGCTCATAAGCCTGCCGCCTCGGGAGTGCGCCTCAAGCTCGCTCCTCCCTGTCCCAAGGCGCGTCCCTTGTAGGCGGCAGACTTATGTGTAACTAGTGAGGTACCAATGAGCAATCCTCAGGGTGCCGCCACAGCTAAAGTAGCCCGCAATAAGCAACCGAAGGGCGTAAGGCATGGCGGTCGCGCGAAAGGCACGCCAAACCGTGCGACGCAAGAGTTTCGGGAGACCATACGGCTGCTGCTGGATGACAACCGCGACAATGTTGCGCTATGGCTAGGCCAAGTCGCAAAGGAAGATCCGGCCAAGGCATTGGACTTGATCGCAAAGCTGGCCGAGTTTGCTGCGCCCAAGCTGGCCAGGACTGAGGTTGTTGGTGACGGCGGTGGTGCGTTGATCCACAAGGTAGAGTTCGAGATTGTCGACCCTGCGGATAAGCGTACCCCGTAAGCTGAAGCCACTGCTTGCGCCCAAGCGCTACAAGGGAGCCTATGGCGGGCGAGGTGGAGCGAAGTCGCATTTTTTCGCAGAGCAGGTAGTTCTGCGATGCCTGGTGAGTCCGACCCGTGTCGTCTGTATCCGGGAAGTTCAGAACTCGATCAAGGATTCAGTCAGGCAACTGCTGATAGACAAGATCGAGAAGCTCGGAGTCAGCACAGCGTTTGAGGTGCTGGAAAGCGAAATCAGGGGGCCGAATGGCTCCCTTATCGTTTTTAAGGGCATGCAGTCGTACAACGCGGCAAACATCAAGTCGCTGGAAGCGTATGACATAGCGTGGGTCGAGGAGGCGCAAACGCTTTCTCAGCACTCTCTGGATCTGCTGCGCCCAACACTGCGCAAGGAAGGCTCGGAGCTTTGGTTCAGTTGGAACCCTAGGTTCAAGACCGATCCGGTTGACGCGTTCTTTCGCAAGAATCCGCCTGAGGACGCTATCTCAGTGCTGGTTAACTGGCGGGACAACCCATGGTTTCCTGACGTGCTCCGCAGGGAAATGGAGCATGACTTCGCGGTCGATGAAGACAAGGCTGACCACATATGGAATGGTGCCTACGGTAGTAGCCAGGGTGCGATTCTGGCGAAATGGGTGAACAAGGCGGAGCGAGAAGGGCGTATTCATGACGGCGTGAAGTTCGACTCGGACGGCGCGCCAATTGAGGTATCGAGCGACCTTGGTTTTCGCGATACCGCGTCTTGGTGGTATTGGCAGCGTGTCCCTGGCGGCTTCAACCTGCTGAGCTATGAAGGAGACTCCGGCTTGGATGCCGATGACTGGATCCCGATGATCCAGGAAAGCGTCAAGGGCCTGGGCTCGAAGGGTGTCGGGAAAATATGGCTCCCCCATGACGCGAAAGCGAAGACGTTCCAGAGCCGCCACACGACAGTTGAGAAGTTCCTAGCTGGATTCGGAGCAGGAAAGGTCAGTGTGGTCCCCCAAACGAAAAAGATGGACCAGATTGGCGCGGCCAGGGCTGTTATTCAGCGCTGCGCTTTCAACAAGACGCTGTGTGAGGACGGCCTTGATGGCCTGATCGCCTGGGAATTCGATTGGAACGAAGAAACGAACGTGTTCTCTCGTGAGCCGCTGCATAACTGGGCCTCTCACCCATCTGACGCGTTTGCATATGGCTGCCAGGTTATGCAGGACTTCAAGGAGCCGCCCAGTTTAGAGAATGCCAGATTTCCGGTGCTTCACGATGGGAAGCGCATGCGAACCGGCATAACTATGGATGAGCTGTGGCGAGAGTCGGACAGGATGAACAAGAGGGTATCGAGGATATGACACCGATCAAATACGACGCAGACGGCCGAATTGTGGTCGATCCCGTGGGAGCGGTAGTGGCATGGGCAAATGGCTTGCCTTTGACCGCAGATGGTGCATTGGCCGTATCCGGATCGGTTCCTGTTGCGTTCGTAGCAGGAGCGCCCAATGATGGCGAGCGCATAACGGTGACCGCGTGATGACTGAGGCCGAAAAGAAGCCAGACCAAGCCGAGATCGCGCGGCGCTGGTTGGCCGAGATCGACGCAGCAGGAGAGGATGCCAAGGAACAGGCATGGATTGAAGAGGGCCGGAAGATTGTCAAGCGATATCGCGATGAGCGGCCCACTATATCCGATGGTGCTCGGTTCAATATTCTTTGGTCGAACATCGAGACAATCCTGCCGGCTACCTATGCGAGGCGTCCGAAAGCCGAAGTAAGCCGCCGAAACAAGGATGCAGATCCGGTTGCGCGCTGCGCATCGACCATCCTTGAGCGCGTGTTGCAGTTCGAGATCGATCAATACCCCGATTTTGACGAGGCGATGAAGTCGGCCATCAAGGATCGGCTTCTGCCTGGTCGCGGGGTGGCGTGGATTCGATTCGAGGAATATTCCGTAGACCGGCCGGAGCAACCAGAATCTGGTGTGCAAGACATTGAGCAGCCGGTGATGGCGGAGGAGGACGCGCCTGAGATCTTAGAGCGCTCTTGCGTCGATTATGTGTACTGGGAGGATATCCGCTACTCCCGGGTTCGTGTTTGGTCTCAGGTAACGTGGGTCGCACGTCGCATCTACATGACTGACGATGAGGGCGTGCCTCGCTTTGGCGAGAAGTTCAAGCAGGTGCCGAAGACGCAAATGCCGACTGGCGTGGACGATGATACGCTGAGATCTGGCGTGATGGACCACGCAAAAAAGGCAGAAGTTTGGGAGCTCTGGGACAAAACGACCAAGAAGGTCTATTGGGTGGCCAAGGGATTTGCAGGCCTCCTTGATGAGAAAGGCGATCTTTACGGTCTTGAGCAGTTTTTCCCACTTCCGAAGCCACTATTTGCTACGCAGACGAGCGACCAGCTCACTCCGGTCGCTGACTTCCATCTTTATGCGGATCAGGCCAACGAGCTTGATCTGCTTACCACCCGGATAAATGGCCTTGTGGCCGCTCTTCGACTGGTTGGGTGTTATGACGCTTCAGAGCCGGCCCTGGCCCGTATTCTTGAATCGTCCGATAACGCCCTTGTTCCCGTCGATACATGGGCGCAGTTCAGCGAGAAGGGCGGCGTTGCTGGGGCAATAAGCTGGGTTCCGATCCAGGATGTAGCGGCAGCCTTGAAGATCGCCTACGATGCTCGAGAGCGGGCCAAGCAGGTTATCTATGAGATAACCGGGCTGTCTGACATCATCCGCGGCGCCACGAAGGCGAGCGAGACGGCTACAGCTCAGGACATTAAGCGCCAGTTTGGAAGCCTGCGGTTGCAAGAGCGGCAGCGAGATATCGCGGTTTTCGCCACGCAGATTCTGCGAATCAAGGCCGAAATGGCGATGGATCTTTACAGCGCCGCAACGATGAAAGCCATGTCCGGAATTATGCAGACGCAAGATGCGGAGTTTGCGGACGCGGCGATCATGATGATGAAGAAGGAGCCGCTGCGAGATTTTCAGATCGAAATTGCGGCAGATTCTCTCGTTGCACTTGATGATGAGCAGCAAAAGCAGGATGTGGTGGAGTTCCTTGGCGCTGCTGGAGGATTCATTCAGCAGGCGGTTCAAGCGGTGCAGACAGTGCCTGAGCTTGGGCCGCTAGCCATGGAGATGCTGATGATGGGTGTCAGGAACTTCAAGGCGGGCCGTACTGTTGAGGCGGCCTTTGAGCAGTTCCAGGCCCAAATGGCACAACGCCCTCCCGCCGACCCGAATGCTGGTCAAAACGCGGAGATTCAGTCGCGCCAGCAGGTCGAGATGGCCAAGCTGCAACAACAGGCCCAAGCCGATCAGATGCGACTGCAAGCTGACATTCAGGCCGAGCGTGTCAAAGCCGAAGCCAAGATGCAGATTGAGCGCGAGCGTATGCAGATGCAGAACCAGCTTGAGCAGCAGAGGGCTCAGATGCAGGCCGAGGTTGACCGTCACCGAGCCGAAGTGGACGCGCAGGCGAAGGCCATAACCGAGCAGAACCGCATTTCCTTTGAGCGCTGGAAGGCCGAGCTGGACGCTTCCGTGAAGATTGAAACCGCCAATATTCAGAGCAAAGCAAAGGTGCAAAACGCTGCTACGGAAACCGCAACGAGCGAGATAGCGCGGGAGGTTAGGCCCTAATGGCAAGACAAACTTGGGTGCAAGACCCAATCACGCACAAGCTGATACCGAAGGAAGAGTATGTACCCAGGGGCCCGAGCGGCCCCTTTGTTATGGGCGATATCAGTCCCTATCAGTCGATGATCACCGGAGAGGTGATACAGGGACGGCGCCAGCATCGGGAGCACCTTAAGCAACACGGGTGCATCGAGGTCGGTAACGAAAAGATCAAGCCGCGTCAGCCCGTCGAGGCGTCCAGAGAGGACTATCGACGCAGCGTGGCGGAAGTCATGAACGGCAAAGGCTACTAATGGCAGAGGAAATCCCTATGCAAGAGCAAGAACAATCTATTCAGGACGAGCTGGGCGCAGCCATTGACAAGATGGAGAAGGGCGAGCTAGAGGCTCTCGATATTGAGCCGGTGGAGCACGAGCTGGCCGTAGAAAATCCTGAAGGCGACATGGGCGACGAGCCGAAAAAGGCTGAGTCGGATGTTGAGGGCAGCACGGGTGGAGCGGAAACTCTCGAAGAGCCAGAGCCGAAATCTGAGTCTGAGCCTGCCGACTCCGAGATAGAGGACGCGCCGCAATCCTGGCGCAAGGATGTCGCAGACGAGTACAAGAAGCTGCCCGCAGAAGTGCGAGCAGAGATTCAGCGGCGCGAGAATGACTATCACAAGGGCATCGAGGGCTACAAGCCGGCCGTGCAATTTGCCCAGGAAATTGGGCGCGCCATCGCTCCGTTCAAATCGAACATTGAGAATTCTGGCGTACCGGTAGCCCAGGCGGTGAATCACCTCCTGCTGATTGAAGATCGCCTGCGTAACGGCGATGAGCAGGCCAAGTATCAAACGGTATTGAAGATCGCCTCTGATTATGGAATCGACCTTCAGAAAGCCGTCCAAACATCCCCGGATCCGCGCATGTGGCAGCTGGAGCGCCAGTTGCATGAAGAGCGGATGGCCCGGGATGAGTTCCAGCGCAGCATCCAAGACCGAGATGCAACGGCGGCAACGTCGGAAATCGAGTCCTTTGCTGCTGACCCGCTGAATGAGCATTTCGTAGTCGTTCGTGGCGATATGGCGCAGTTGCTGCAATCCGGCATAGCCACATCGCTTCAAGACGCCTACGACAGGGCAGTATGGGCGCGACCCGACCTGAGGAAATCCCTCGTGGAAAAAGAGCGCACCGAAGCCGAAAAACGGGCAATTGAGCAGGCACGAAAGGCTAAGGCGAAATCCGCCGCGTCCGGTGTCAAAGGCTCGCCGCCCTCGTCATCTGGTGCATTGAAGCCCGACGCAAGCGTGGCAGATACAGTCCGCGCGGCAGTGGAAGGCCTAATCTAACGAGGAAATATCATGGGATTCGCAAACTCGCAGGTTTCTGACCTGCTGGCCACTACCATCGCGGCTCGTTCGCGAAAGCTGGCCGACAACCTAGAGCACAACAACGCTCTGCTCACGAAGCTGCGTCAGCGTGGCAACGTGCGTACGTTCTCGGGCGGTACGCACATCATGGAAGAAATCATGTACGACGACGGCGACACCTCGTCTGGTTCGTACAGCGGTTATGACGTGATTGATATCACGCCTGACAGCCCGATTTCTTCCGCCGAATACGACATCAAGCAGTACGCTCGCGCGGTAACGATCAGCGGTCTGGAGGTGATCCAAAACGCTGGTAAAGAGCAGATGATCGACTTGCTGGCCGGCCGCGTTCAGGTGGCTGAAGCACGTCTGCGCAATGCCATCTCGGCTGGCTTGTACGGAGACGGCACCGGCAACGGCGGCAAGGATATCACCGGCCTGCAAGCGGCGATCTCCAGCACTCCGAACACCGGCACTTACGGCAACATTGACCGCGGAACGTGGGCATTTTGGCGTAACCAGGTGATCTCGTGCACGTCAGATGTTGGCGCGGCCATGTCTCCTTCGACCATCCAATCCGCGATGAACAAGCTGGCCTTGGCCTGCGCTCGCGGTACGGATCGAGTTGACTTGATCGTTGCTGACAACGAGGCGTTTGAGGCTTACCAGGCTTCGCTTCAGGCCATTCAACGCGTCACGAACGACAGCGGCCAGGGCATGGCTGGCGCTGGCTTCACGTCGCTGAAGTATCACGGCGCTGGGGCGAACGCGGACGTGATCTTCGACGGTGGGATTGGCGGCAACATGCCCGCCAAGACGATGTATTTCCTGAATACGTCGTTCATCTTCTTCCGCCCGCATCGCCAACGCAACTTCGTGCCGCTTGGCAATGACCGCCAGTCCGTCAACCAGGACGCTGTTACCCGCCTTATCGGTTGGGCCGGCAACCTGTCCACCTCGGGCGCGCAGTTCCAAGGCATTTTGGTCGATTAAGGAGAAATCATGGCTACGGTATTCACTGATACCCCCAAGATCGGCGTGGCGCTGCTGCAAAAGATCGATTCCGCCGATACCAAGCAGCGCAGCGGCCATCGCCTGGGTTCGCAGGTGTGGGGCAGCGACGGCAAGCGCTATGTCTATGCGCAAGCCGGCGGCGCCATCGCTGCCAGCACTGCGGCGGCCTCGGTCAACGCTACGACCTTCATCGCTACCGGATCGGGAGGTTCGTATACGTCTCCTCCGGTTGCAATGGCGGCTGGTGACCAGGGCTGGTTTGCCGCTACTTCTGTGTAAGGAGGAAGCATGGCTACGGACGCGAATCGCTTTATCGCGCTGGGCATGCCGCCGATTCTCGCTCAGGAAGTGGCGAAAGCCATTGATGCGGCGAGCGGCGGCCAGCCGACCATCACGGTGACGCTCACTGGCGCTGTGACTGGCACTGGCTCCGGCACAACCGATATCAGCATCGAAACCACGGCAACGCCGTAAGGCTGAGCTGCTACCAACCAACGGGGGCTTAGGCCCCCGTTTTTATTGCGGCAATCCCGCAGAGGAATCCACATGATCCAGGAAAACGGTGCGCTGGTTGAGTTCTACCGGGAAGCAGTGCAGAACAACTTCAAGTCTGCTCAGGAAGGGCGGCCGATCTTCGATGAGAAGGATTTCGTGCGCATTCAGACGCCAGGCGATACGCGGACGGTGATTGAACGCATTGCCAGCGATCAGGATAAGGCGCGCTTCCCGCGTGCGTGGGACATGTTCTCTCGTGGCCTGGAACAGGCTCAGGAAGGTACCCCTCTTGAGCAGTGGAACATGGTGACTCGTTCCCAGGTGAAAGAACTGAAGTATGTCGGGGTCACAACTGTAGAGGCTCTTGCGTCGGTGTCTGATGGAAATATTCAACGCCTCGGGCCTGGATATTCTCAGCTGCGACGCAATGCGCAGGCCTACCTCGAATCTTCGGCCAGCGATGCCAAGGCCACGGCTTGGGCGCGTGAGAAGGAAGCCATGGAGGAACAGATCACTCAGCTTCAGGAGCAGGTCAAGGCGTTGATCGCCGCCCAGGAGAAGTCGGTCGATGAAACGGCGAAACGTGGGCCCGGCCGTCCCCGTAAGGAACAAGAATGACCCTGCTTGAGCTGGTCGATCAAATCCTGGCTGAGCTAGGGTTTCCCAAGTCCTCGGGCGTAATGGCGAGCCAGGAGCGAACGGTTCAGCAGATTTCTGCATTGGCCAATCGCTTGGGGCGTGATCTAACCCGGGACTACGACTGGCGAATGCTCATGCGTGAGCACATCCTAATTACCGAAGCACGGGTAATGAGCGCCAGCGTGACGGAGGGGAGCTACGTTGTTACTGTGGCGGACACTAGCGGCCTGACAACGGCTTGGGGCTTGACTGGTGAGGGAGTTCGTCCGTTCTCCCAGATCATCAGTGTGGACTCCCCTACGCAAGTCACCCTCAACATGCCTGCCGACAAGTCGGGGACCTTCGATTTGACGTTCTCGAAGGTGGAGTATCCGCTTCCTTCCGATTGGAAGAAGCAACTGCCGCAGACAGAATGGGATCGAACCAATCGGTGGCCGCTGATTGGGCCGCAGACGCCCCAAATGTGGCAATCCCTGAAGTCAGGGATTGTCTATGCAGGGATTGGTGAGCATTTCCGTATCGCTGGAAACTCTATCAATCTCACTCCCCCACCTACTAACGGACTGTTGATCGGATTCGAATACCTATCAAAGAATTGGGTGCTTGGATCGGATGGCGTGGCGAAGGAGGCATTTACTGCCGACGATGATACGTTCATCTATGACTCGTCATTGCTCGTGCTTGGCGTCAAGTCTCTGTTCTTCCAGGCAAAGGGGTTTGATTCCAGCTTGGAAACGACGCAATTTTCCGCGCTTATTGATCGTGCTCGGGCACAGGATCACAGCGCACCGGCGCTCTCTCTGACAGGGCGATTTGGGCGCCGCAGATTCATCGATAACTGCAACCTTCCAGAAGGTAATTGGGGGCACTGATGGCACGCAGGCCCCGCGCGTCGTTCGGTCGTGTTCCCGATACGGGATCTATCACGATACCCGCTCCAGTTGGAGGGCTGAATGATCGTGATTCGATCACGAACATGCCTGGCCAGGATGCCGTCATTCTGACGAACTGGTGGCCGGAGCCCTCAAAGGTTTCGGTCCGCCGCGGCTCCTTCGATCATGCAACTGGGCTACCTGGCCTGGTAGAAACGCTTGCTCTTTACTCGCCTCCTGATGGAAACGCAGTACTGTTCGCAGCCAGCAGAGAGGAATTATTTGACGTTACGTCTCAGGGCCCTGTCGGTGCCGCCGTTGTAAGTGGTCAGCAATCGAGCCGGTGGCAATCGGCAATGATGACTACGGCGGGCGGCTCGTTCCTGTACCTGTTCAATGGCATCGATAAGCCGCTCATGTACGACGGTTCGGTTTGGACGCCCATCGACGCGGGGAGTACGCCGGCCATTACAGGGGTTGACAGCACGCGGCTTATAGACGGATGCGTGTTCAAGGGCCGCATGTACCTGGTAGAGCGGAATTCAATGAGCCTGTGGTACTTGCCCGTGGCAAGCATCGGAGGGGCAGCTGTCGATATTCCGATGGGGCAGATCTTTCAGCGCGGTGGCCACATTGTGACCGCTAAGACGTGGACCATCGACGCCGGAAATGGATCCGATGACCACTTGGTGATTCTTACCAGCAACGGTGAGGTTGCCGTCTTTTCAGGATTTGACCCGGGTGACGCGAGCGCCTGGGCGCTCATAGGTGTGTTCTATCTTGGACGCCCTATAGGGCAGCGACCGGCGATCAAATTTGGCGGAGACCTGGTAATCCTTTGCGAAGATGGGATTTTCCCGTTGGGGAAAGGGCTTCTTTCTTCTGAGGTAGATAGGCGCGTCGCGCTGACTGACAAGATCCAGAACAGCATCAACCAGGCCGTAACGTCATACCGGCCCAACTTCGGGTGGGAGCTATGCCTATCGCCGGATAACACGGCCCTGATGCTGAACGTACCAGCGGATGGCCAGACCGGATCCGCCAACTGCCAGTACGCGATGAATACGCTAACTGGCGCTTGGACCAAGTTCTCTGGATGGCCGGCACTGACGTGGATAGATACTGAGGCGGGGGTGTTCTTCGGAACGAACGGAGCAGTTCGCCGGGCTTGGACTGGGCGTACCGACGCGGAAGCAAACATCGAGGCTGATGTGCTTTCGGCCTTCAATTACTTCAAGGCTCCAGCGGAGACGAAGTACTTCACCTTAATCAGGCCCCACCTACGTACGACAGGACGCCCGGGGATTTTGGTTGGACTCAACGGCGATTACGTACCGCGTGATCCGGAGGGAACGCTGCCGTTTTTCCCGGCCGAGGAAATGATCTGGGGGCAGATGTACTGGGGATCCATGTACTGGGGCGGCTCGTTCAGATCGGCTACCGAATGGTCAACGGTCGGAGGCATGTACAAGGCGGCGGCTGTTCGCATGAAGGTGCAGAACAACGGTGCTCAGGTGGAGTGGGCCGCGACCGACTTTGTGTTCAGCCGAGGTGGCTTGCTGTGATGTTCTTCGATGCCGAGGTGATTGGCCCTTGGGTTTATCAACGGGTAGGGGGGTATTACGTACCTGGGAGCGCAGCGGCTATTGGACGCATCCAGGACGGGAGGATAACTGGCGGAATTCTCTATGAGGATTTCAACGGTGCAAATGTTGTCTGTCACATAGCTAGCGAAGGCAGGTTATGGCTCAACAAGCAGTTCCTTTGGATGATATTCGACTATCCGTTTCGGCAACTTGGCGCTCAGCGGATGACTGCACCTATCGTCAGCGCCAACACCGCTGCGATCAGATTTGTTGAAAAACTGGGATTTGAGCGTGAAGCAATCCTTCATGGTGCTCATCCTGATGGCGATATTTTTATTTACAGGATGATGGCGACTGCGTGTCGCTGGCTGAGGGATTAGAGTCATGGGAAAAGGCAGCAGTGCACCGAAGACGCCGAACTATGAAGCGTTGGCGCGTGAGCAATCACAGAATCAGTTGCAGCTTGCGCGGGAGGCCGCACAGGCAAACCGTGTAAACCAGGTTACGCCGTACGGTAGCCTTACCTGGTCCAACAACCGCACGTTCGACCAATCTGGCTATGACCGCGCCATGCAGGCCTATACCCAGGCAATGCAAGCCTACGGCTCATCGCCTAGCCAGCCTACAGGGCGAGCTAGCGCTGTGTGGAATGACTCTTTCTACGATCCAGGGTCCTCCACTACGTCGTCGCTAAATGGGTTTGCGGGGTCGTCGCGCGGCCCGGGACCTGTAGCTCCGAATATCAACGATTTCTACACTGGCGGGGACCAGTGGACGCAGAGCATGCAGTTCTCGCCGGAGATCCAGAAGCTGTATGCGGGTGTCTTGGAGCGAATGGGAACGCCTTTTGACCTGAGCGATCTTCCTCAGGCTGGTTCTGCTTACGATCCCAACCTGGCGACGAACAATGCAACTGAGCTGCTCATGGAGCGGCTCAATCCAGAGCTTGATCGCCAATATGAGAGCCTACGTGCGCAGATGGCAAATCAGGGCATTGCGCAAGGGTCGAATGCCTATTCTCGCGAACTATCCAGATTTGGCCAGCAGCGCAACGATGCGGCCAACCAAGCAGCATTGGCTGGAATTGGGCTGGGCATGCAGCAGCAAGGATTGACGTTCAATCAGATGAACCAGCTGCGCAACCAAGCGATGCAGGAGCAATCTTATGTTCGTGGCTTGCCTCTCAGTGAGTTCAACGCCCTTCTGGGCGGGTCCTCTTCCATGCAGTTTCCCGGCTATGCGCAGCAGGCTACGACTGCAGCGCCTGACTTGATGGGGGCTGCTAGCAGTACATACAAGGGGGATCTTGGAGCATATAACGCGGGACAAATGCAACGCCAGGGAATGATGGGAGGCCTGAGCCAAATTGGTGGCGCGGCAGGATCTTACTTCGGCGGTCCGCTTGGTGGGCTGCTTGGTCGGGTAGGCGGGGGCCTGCTTGGCGGTCTCTTTGGGTGATGTGGAAATATGAACGGACAACAGAAATTCACGCCTGCAACCTTAGGGCCTGATTTGCTCGCGCGCCAACTTCGGTTACAGCAACAGGCTCAATCTGCGTCCCAAGATCTGGAGGCAGCCAAGCAGCCGCTTCAAGGGCAAATGGTATCTGGGCACTATGTTGCTCCGAGCTGGGCGCAATACGTTGGCCAAGCCCTTAATCAGTTCGATGCACAAAATCGGATGGAATCGCTGCCCGATCAGTACGCAGAGCTTCAAGGATTGCAACAACAAGGGGATATGGCAAGGTTTGGCCTTGGCGCATCTCCGCAGGCGCTTGCTGCTGGGTTGAGTGGCGAGTCGCAGATACCGCTTCTCCCGGGCCGCGATGCAGCGCAATCCTATCAGGCCTATTCAATGCTTGGGCCACAGGAATACATGAAATCGGCGCTCAGCCAAGGCGCTCCGACAGATATCCAACGAAACTTGCGGGCGGCTGGCGTGCAGGAAGGTTCGCCAGAATGGCGCCAGGCATTGATGGAGCACGCCAACCCTGGCCAACGCCCAACGTCGTTAATGCAGAATCTTCAAGCGGCCGGCTTGAAACCGGGAAGTCCTGAGTACCGCGACGCAGTTTTGGCGGGAACACGCGGCACGACGGTCAACGTTGGGGCTGGTGAGAAGGCATGGGACACCGAATCCGCCAAACTCTTTGCTCGCCGCTACGACGACATTACCGCTGGCGCGCAGAATGCGCAGCAGATGATGGGGATGTACGAACTTGCAGAGCAAGCCTTGGCCAGTGGAGTGCGTACCGGCGTTGGAGCAGAGGCAGAGCTGAGCCTTAGACAACTTGGCTCTGCCCTAGGCTTGAACACAGATCCGGATAAGCTGGCTGGCGGTGAACTTATTCGCGCTGTCCAGAACCGGATGGCTCTTACGATGCGATCCCCGGACGGTGGCATGGGTATGCCTGGCGCATTGTCTGACCGCGATATCAAGTTCCTCAAAGACTCTCAGATCGGCATCGATAGGTCGCCGGAGGGCAACCGCAGGATGCTATCGGCATTTCGTGCGATGGAGCAACGCAAGATCGATATTGCGCGGTTGGCTGATGATTACATTGCGCAGAGTGGCCGGCTCGACGCTGGGTTTAACCGGACCGTGCGTGAATTTGCCGACTCCAACCCAATTTTCGCTTATCAAGGCGCAGACAGGATGCAACAGCTTGATCAGATGTTAGGGCTTTAACATGGATTGGGATCAACTTGCACCGCAGACGATCGGACGCTTAGCGCAAGATCTAAAGATCACTCCGCAGCAGGCAGCAGGAATCGTTGGGCAGCTAGGGCATGAAAGCGCGGGTCTACAGGCGATAAACGAGAAGTCTCCCGTAGTGCCAGGCTCGCGTGGAGGTTTCGGTTGGGCGCAATGGACCGGGCCACGGCGCCGTCAGTTTGAAGAATTCGCGTCCGGGCGTGGTCTGGATGTTACCGATCCCGAAGCAAATTACGGTTTCCTAGTGCACGAGCTCACGAATACGCCGGAGGGACGGGTTCTGGATAACCTGCGTAACGCTCCAGACGCCATGACTGCCGGGCGCGTTTTCACTGATGAATTTCTGCGTCCAGGTGTGCCTGCATATGAAAGCCGTGATTCATGGACGGAGCGCGCATTGAACTTCCTGATTCCTTCTGCTCAAGCAGGGACGATTCCTCAGACGCAACAGCAAGGCAGCATGGCTGAGCGTATCAAAAAGGCGCGGGCAGCCGGGTTTAACGATGAGGAAATCTTGACCCGGCTGCAATCTAACTCCGACTTCTCACAACGCCTTCAGCGTGCGAGAGAGGCCGGGTTTACCGACGATGAGATCTTCGCTCGCCTAGGGATGCAAGCCGCCAGTTCGCCGCAGCCGGAGCCGGAAGAAGACCGTTCCATTGTTCAGCGCGCCGGGGATGCCATCATGGATATACCTCGACAAGTTGGTCTGACTGCCCGTTATGGTATGGAAGGCCTGGGGCAGGCGGCCGGCGTAGTTACCGAGCCGATTCGTCAAGGGTTGAACGTTGGGTTGCGTGCTATCGGACTACCTGAAGCCGCACCGACTGGACAGGTACTGGCTTCTGCGGCTGATGCAATCGGGCTTCCGCAGCCACAGAATGCTAATGAGCGCGTAGTTGGCGATGTGGCGCGGATGATGGCCTCGTCAGGTGGCGTGATGGGCGGCGCAGGGGCGCTTGCGCGTGGCGCCACGGGAGCGGGCCAGGCGGCATTGCAGGCATTGGCATCAAATCCGACTCAACAAGTGGCCTCCGCAGCTGGAGCTGGCGCAGCTGGCGGGTCGGTCAGGGAGGCTGGAGGATCGCCGTTGGCGCAGGCTGGAGCGGGTCTGCTTGGCGGCCTCGCTGCTCCAATGGCGCTATCAGCGGGGCAAAGTGCAGTTTCCGGAATTCAGCGCAGGCTGCCTGGACCGATATCTTCGGTGTCTCCTCAGCAGGTCGAGCAGCGTATTGAGTTAACACTACGGCAATCCGGGGTTGATTGGTCAAAGATCCCCGAGCGCGTGAGGCAAGGGGTGCGCCAGGAGGCGCGACGCGCCCTTTCTATTGGCGATGACCTTGAGCCGGCAGCCTTGCGGCGTTTGGTCGATTTCAGCCGGGTTGAAGGGGCTACGCCTACCAGAGGAATGATCACTCAGGATCCCGTTCTCATCACTCGCGAGCAGAACTTGGCTCGGATGGGCGCGAACTCTTCCGATGCTGGGCTGCAAGGGCTTGCTCGGGTTCAGAATGAGAACAACTCCGCACTCGTACGTGCGCTGAACAATATGGGCGCGGGGAGCGCCGATGATTCGTTTGTGGCTGGCCAGCGTGCGATTCAAGCATTGGAGAGTCGCCTTGGCCGCCAGCAAGCCCGAGTGAATGATTTGTACGGCTTGGCTCGAGACAGCGCGGGTCGTAGCTTCCCGCTCGACGGACGGGCATTCGCGGACCGCGCGATTCAGTCTTTGGATGATCAGTTGGTAGGTGGTGCACTGCCCGCCGATGTGCGCAATCACATTAACCGGATTTCGGCGGGAGAAGTGCCATTCACAGTGGATTATGCTGAACAGTTGAAGACCATGATTGGTCGCCTTCAGCGCAACTCCAGTGACGGATCTGCGCGGTATGCGCTTGGTCTTGTTCGACAAGCCCTAGATGACACGCCGGTTATACCGATGGGCAATCAGTCTGGCGCGATGGGGGCTCGTGCTGTTAATGCAGGAAATCTTCCCGGTACGCAAGGGACTGAGATTGGCGAGCAGGCTATCGACGCGTTCAATCAGGCACGATCTGCCAATCGATCCATGATGCGTCAAATAGAACGCACGCCGGCGTTGAAGGCCATATACGATGGTAACGTCACGCCCGACCAGTTCATGCAGAAATTCGTACTGGGACAGGGCGCCGCCACTTCCGATGTTCAACGTCTGGGACGAATGCTCGCTTCGGAACCACGGGCCGCGGAATCTGTCCGCACGAGCATCACGCAGTGGCTTAAGGACAAGGCGGTCTCTGGTCAGTCTGATGAGGTCGCAAAGTTCAGCGCTGCGTCGTATGGGAAAGCGCTACGACAGATCGGAGATAGAAAGCTGGGGGCATTCTTCAGTCCTGATGAAATCGAACAATTGAAGTCGATAGGCAGGACGGCGACATACATGATGAATCAGCCAGTGGGAAGCGCAGTGAACAACAGCAATACTTCTGCTGCGTTGCTCGGACGTGCCCTGGACTCCATGGCTCGAATCGGCGGGAAGATCCCCCTTGGAATTGACCGAGTCATTCAAGGGACGATCACCGGAGCGCAGCAAGGAGCTGCTGTCAGGATTCCTCGCGCGCTAGCCGCCCCGGTGCAAGCGCAGACGGGCAGCACTCTAATTCCGGCAAGCGTATATGGCGGGTTACTTGCCGCGCCGGCTGTTCCACGCAGCGAGAATGACCGCCGCCGCTAGGTAGCCGAGGAAGATTGGGTCGAAGCCCCACAGAGTGTTTTCCATCAGTTGAGTATAGCCATCCGTTGAAAGGGTGGTTTTTTTATTGGAGCAATCGATGCCCCGCGACAACAACGGCAACTACGCGCCGCCGGTCAATTCTTGGAATCCAGCCGGCCCGAATGGCGCTTTAGCGGCGCCTGCTGATTTCGATGCGCTTCGCAGCGATATGGCGAATGAGATCGGAAACTCATTGGACCGCAGCGGCCGCGGCGGAATGCTCGCCGATCTGCCTATGAACAACAACCGCATCCTGTTGCTTGGACAGCCGCAAGGCAATGGAAATGCGTTGAGATGGGAGCAATTGACAAAAGGCAGCGATATTGCATCTTCGGCAACGCTGCCTATTCCAGTTGAGGGCGCGTACTTTGTAGTGACGGGAACGACGACTATCACGGCGTTTTCGGATGTGTACGAAGGCCGCGCTGTACGACTGAAGTTTCAAAACTCGCTAACACTGAAGCATTCATCTTCGTTGATTCTTCCGAATGACGTAGATTTGATCGTGCGGGCAGGCGATATCTATGAATTTTTGAATTCGGGAGCCGGGATATGGACGTGTCTGACGCGCAGCCATTTGCCCGGGGAAATCATCCAGCAGATCAGCTTCACCACCACGGGGTCCACGCGGACGTCTACCACGCCGGGGAACGCCCAGGGTGTCACGCTGACGGTCCAGCCCAAGTCGACAAATTCGATACTCGTCCTGAACTGCAACTTCTACGCGGGTATCGCACCGAGCGCCGGTAATCCGCTGGGCAGTTGGCGCATCTACGAGACCACCGGCACTCCGACTCCGATCGGAACCGGTCTGCGGTCGTTGTACGCCTACGCCTCGGGTGGCTCCGCGATGGGGTTGGAGGCGATGGGGCACATCCTCGTTCCGGACTTGGCCAACACGTCGCTGGCGGAGCGGCGATTCCTGCTCTACTCCTGGACGAACCAGGCCACCTCGGCAGTGCGCACCGAGACGATCAACTACACGGTCACGGAGGTGGCTCAATGAACGACATCGCCCAATTCCTGCTATCCACGTACCCAGGGCGGGAGTGGCAGCTTCCCCAAGACGGAGGCCTGGCGGATGTGGATTGGCTGGATGGTCCGGCGCCCAGCGATCTGGAGCAACAGTACGCCGACTATGTGCCGGCCGCGGCGCCGGCTTCCGTTTCCCGCTTCCAGGCGCTGGCGGCACTGCTTCAGGCCGACCTGCTCGGTGCCGTGACGGCCTGGGCCAACGATCCCAGCACCGACCCGCTGCACAAGCTGGCATTCGAAACCGCTACGGAGTTCACCCGGACCAGCCCGACGCTGGCGGCCGGTGCGGCCGCGCTGGGCTGGACCAGTCAGCAACTGGACGCGCTGTTCGACGCTGCGATGCAAATTCAAGCCTGACGCAGACAGACCCAAGCAGCCCGCTTCGGCGGGTTTTTTTATGCCTGAGGACAACGGAGAAAGGGCGTGACAGTTGAAGCCCCAGGACTGAGCCAGGACGCGAAGGCGATCTTGGCCGCACTGCATGAGATGCAGGCGGATGCGCGCCGAGAGACGGACGCGAAATTCGACGCGCTACAGAAAGAAATGCTTGCGGTGTCTGCCAGCGTCCGGACTGGCTTCCCAGGTGGTGATTACGACGGGCACCGCCGCTATCACGAACTTGTGATTGAGCGAGAAGAGCAGCGACGCCAGATCCGCCGGGAGGTGATCACCCATCTACTCAAAGGCAGCACCTGGGCGGCGCTTGTCGGCCTTCTATGGATGGTGCTGCGCCATGCAAAGGACTTTCTGAAATGAACTTTGATCGAGCGTTTGACCGGCTCATCGGGCATGAGGGGCTTACGTGGAAGTGGGTTGGCGCCGCGATTTTCCGGACAAGATTTCGTACACATGCCCCTCGGACATGCCGAATAAAGCGCCCAGCTCCTTTTGGGTGAAACGACGCGTCGGCCAAAGAAGCCGTATTGCATCCACTGTGTCATCCCCAAAGTGGGAGAGGTTGCAGTTTTCGCCGTGCTGTCTGTTCAACCTCATCAGCCGAGCGTGGCGGTTATTCACGGCATACGAGGCCCACTCAAGGTTATCAGCAGCGTTGTTGTTTTTGTTTCCGTCCTTATGGTTCACCGTCCTTGCGTCCTTTGGGCGAGGCCCAAGAAAAGCCTCGGCGACCAAGGTGTGCACACAAACGCGCCCTCGAATAGTGAGGTTGACGGAGGGATATCCCTGTTTGGGGTTGGCGTTCAGAAAGCGCGCAGGGCGAACAAAGGAACGCCCATCTCTGTACGTGATCCGATGCGCTAGTTTTCGAACCCTGCCGTGTGACGAAATTTCGCAGGTTGGCTCTCCGATTACGAGCTTCCATTCTTCTTTGTTCATGAGTCGGGGGTATATATGAATTTTGATGTTGCATTCGAAAGATTGATAGGCCACGAAGGCTCGTACGTGAACCATCCCAGCGATCCTGGCGGGGAAACGAATTGGGGGATTACCGTCGCAGTGGCGCGCGCCAATGGCTACATGGCCCCCATGCGGGATATGCCTCGCAATATAGCCAAGGAAATTTATCGCGGCCAATACTGGGAGAAAGTAAAGGCCGACATCATGCCGCCATCGGTTGCTTTCCAAGTATTTGACGCTGCGGTCAATCATGGAGTGGGGCAGGCGGCCAAGTTCTTGCAGCGGGCGGCTGGCGTAACGGCCGATGGTGTGATCGGCCCCAGGACTCTGGCGGCGGTTAACGGCCACAACGCCGCGGCCCTGGTTTTCCTGTTTAACGCTGAGCGTGAGCAGTTCTACACGAACCTGAATACGTGGCCAACCTTCGGTAAGGGCTGGTCCCGGCGCGTGGTTGCAAACTTGCGGTACGCCGCAGAGGATCTCGCATGAACTTCGATTGGAAAGGCGCGCTGGGCAACCTGGCGCCGATGCTTGCTACCGCCCTAGGCGGCCCGTTGGCTGGCGGTGCGGTGGCTGCAATTACCGCAGCGCTGGGCCTGGGCGATGGCGCCACGGACGCCGAGATCGCCAAGAAGCTGGCCACCGCTAGCCCAGATACGCTGCTTCAGCTCAAGAAGGCGGAGCAGGATTTCTCTGCGCGCATGGCGGAACTTGGCTTCAAGAGTGAGGCAGACCTAGCAAGGATCGAGGCGGACGACCGAGCCAGCGCACGCCAAAGGGAGGTAGAGCGCCAGGACTGGACGCCGCGCATCCTGGCCTATCTAGTGACTGCGGGGTTTTTCGGAATGCTGTCTGTCATGGTGTTCGCCGAGATCCCCCCAGCCAGCAAGGAGCCGCTGTATATCCTGCTGGGCTCGCTTGGCACTGCCTGGACCAGCATCATCGCGTACTACTTTGGCAGCACCGCGGGGGGGCAGAAGAAGTCGGAGCTACTTTCCAAGGCGAAACCGTAAGAATCGCTATTCAACCAACACCTGCGCTCCGATAGCCCGCATGCGAGCGTGAACGCGTTCCATTTCTTCGGGGCTGAGCTCAAGTGCTGCGGCCAGGTGAAAGAGGTTGGGATACGGCATTTCGCGCGGATCCGCGCCGCCCGTGTACTTGCGCCAATGCTGCTCGCCCACGCAGGCCAACGCGGCCATTTCTTTGCCGGTGTAGTCCAGCTCGGTCTTGAGGCGTTGCAGGTCTTGAGGGGTAGGGGCGGTGTACGTGATCATAAAGAAATAAGCCCCGCTCTTGGCGGGGCGTATCGTGTTAGAGGAACAGCTTAGTCAGGGTGATGACGGCGGTTGCCAGCGCCGCGCCGACTACCAGGGGATACCAGCGCGCTTCGGCTTGAATTTTTACCGTCTCAGCCATCAGCTTGCTGATTTCGGCGTTGATCTTGGCGAGTTGGGCGTTGGTCATTTTCTGTTCCATTTCTGGCTTCCTTTCGGGTGATCGGACTGCGCGGGTTGCGCTATCCATGTCTAGAATATTAGCGCATTATGCGCTAGCGTGCAAGTGCCTTGTTGGGCCCGAGCGCGCAGATTTTGGTGGGGGATTTCTTGACAAACTGGGCGCGAAAGGGCGACTTAGGCGCGCTCGGCGCGAAGAAAAACCCCTTATAAATCAATGCCCGCTGCGTGTGCGCCCATGGCGGTAGGCGACTTTTAATCCGTTGGTCGCGCGTTCGAGTCGCGCACGACCCACCAACCAGATTCAGCAAGCAAGGTCAGCAAGAAAAAAGCCGCTCATGGGAGCGGCTTTTTTCATTGGTTCTCTGTCTTCGCGGGCATATCGCATTTTCTACGACACGTTGCTCCAGGCGCGCACCAGTTCGTGCTCGATCGCATCGCGCGGCCGGCCGGACGCGTTGGCGCCAGCGCGCGCCGCGGGGCGCGAGCGCGGCGCCTGCCGCGGGGCCATCGGCTCGGCGGCGGACGAGGCTGGCTGCTTGCCCGGGCGGGAGGCGGTGCGTACGGGTTCGGACAT